CGGTCCGTCGAGGTCATCGGCGCGACTGAAGATCCGGTAGAGGTTTTCGATTATGAGCGGTATGCCATTGTGCCTGAAATCCTGCTCATGTCCGGGTGCCAGATCCCCACAACCCGGCAAGTCCCGCTCCTGGATACCCACATGCGATATGAATCCAAGGATGTGCTGGGAAGCTACAGGGACATGCGGATCGAAGATGACAGGATGATGGGCCGGTCATATTTCAGCAAGGCAGCAGAGGCGGAAGGCACCTGGGTCAGAATCCAGGAGGGTCACCTGACGGATTTTTCCGTTGGATACCGGGCAAATGAATCGATCTGGATTCCTGAAAACGAAAAGCAGACCGTGGCAGGTCGGGAGTTTTCCGGCCCCCTGCGGGTAACAACAAAGTGGACACCCAAGGAATTATCAGTGTGTCCCATCGGCGCGGATCAGCGGGCAAAGGCCCGATCTTATATCAACCCAAAAAAAAAGGAAAACAAAATGGACGAATTGAGAAAATTCCTGGCATTGCTTGGCATGCCCGCTGAGGCCACGGACGAAGAGATGCGGGCATTCATGGACGAAATTAAGACACGAGCGGTCAAAAAACCGGACCCCAAAAAAGACCCGGAACCCAAAATTGACCCCGACAAAGAACGGGCTGATGCGGTCCGGGCAGAGCGTGAGCGGATCACTGAGATCAACTCCATGTGTCGTCAGTTTGACATTCCGGAAAAGGAAGTCACCCGGATGATTGACGACAACGTGGATATCCACAAGGCACGGGAGCTGGTCATGAAACATCTGGCAGAAAAAAAGAAAGACCCGGCACCGCCGGACGGACATCGGTACGATATCGGCAAAGACGAAAAAGAAAAATTCCGTGAAGCAGCAGAGGGGGCGGTCCTGATCCGATCCGGCATCCCCGGCGATCACAGTAAAATTGCCGGCGCATCCGACCTGGCAGGATATTCCCTGGTGGAGATGGCCCGTCATGCCCTGATGGTGAACAACCTTAAAAACACCGGAAATCCCCTGGAAATGATTGGCCGGGCACTGACCACTTCTGATTTTCCCTATATCCTGGCGAACGTGGCAAACAAATCACTGTTTGCGGGCTGGGAAGGTGCTGGAGAAACCTGGAATCAGTGGTGTGATACCGGGCGCGTGTCCGATTTCAAGACCCACTCTTCTGTGAGAATCTCAGAGTTTGACGACTTGGACGAGCTGCCCGAAAATGCCGAATACGAATACGGCAACAGGACGGAAGCCAAAGAGGAATACCAGGTTGTCACATACGGCAAAATGGCTGGTATCTCCCGTCAGGCAATCATCAACGACGACCTGAACGCCATCACCCGGAATTTTATGGGCATGGGCGAAGCAGCTGCCCGCAAGGTGGGTGATCTGCCCTATGCGGTCTTGACCGGTAATCCTGACATGGGCGACGGCACCGCCTTGTTTCATGCTGACCATTCAAATTATGTGGCTGGCGGATCTGGTGCGGCTCCCGGAATTGCCACCATGAACGCGGCGTATCTGGCCATGGGCACACAGACCGATCTCAAGGGCGAGCGCTTGCTGAATATCCGGCCCTCCTTTTTCCTGGCACCGATGGCCCTGAGAGGACTGGCGGAAGTGTTTTTCGGTTCTGAAAAATACAACGATGAGGGCACAATCGGGACCCCTGATGAAAGCGTTGCCGCAACCCGCGTGAACATATATTCCGGCAATGTTCTCCAGCGCATTTATGATGCCCGCCTTGATGCCAGCGACCCAGCAGCATGGTTTTTGGCAGCTATGAAGGGCAAAACCGTCACCGTGTTTTTCCTGAACGGAAACCAGACACCCTATATGGAACAGCAGCAGGGGTGGAGCGTTGACGGAACCGAGTTCAAGGTACGCATTGACGCAGGCGCAAAAGCCATGGACTGGCGCGGCCTGTACATGAATGACGGCAACTGATTGTAGTTTTTGATTGAAAATAGCCCGGTCCGCCGGGCACAAAAATAAAGGAATTTGAACGATGGCTACAAATTTTATCCGAGACGGCAAGAAAATGCAGATGGCAACCGTCACCGGTGCTGAATCCGGGGATGCGTTCGTTGTCGGGGGATACCTGCCCTGTGTGTTGCTGACTGACGCAGAAACGGCAAGCCCATATAATGCGACTGTACAGACCGAAGGCGTGTTTGACCTGAGCTGCAAGGCTCACGATGGCAGCAGCAATTCCGCCATTGCGGTTGGCGACATGCTTTACTGGGCCGACAAAGACACCCCGCTTGACAAAGACAGCTCAGAGGACCCTTTCGGGGTCGCTCTTGAAGCGGTTACTGCCGGGGAAACGGCAACAATCAATGTTATGTTGATCCCCAAGGCGGCAGTACCTGGTGCGGTCGCAATCGCCGACCTTGAAGATGATATCCAGGATACCATCATCAAACTAACCGCCGCTTCTGTGGACGGAACTGACGGGACCGCGGCGGTGACCATCCAAGCGACGGACCTGGCCGGTAACGATCTTGCAAAAAATGTTTTGATCCGGGCGTGGACATCTGCGACGACCATGGGCGCATCGGCGGCATCTTCTGAACTGGCAGTGGCGGCAGATGCTATGATACTCGTCGAGCATGCGGCAAACCAAGACATTGACATCATGACCGATGCAACCGGCGAGGCAATCTTGACCATCACCGACTCCGCCGGGACATACTACCTGATGACAGAGTGTCAAGGGACCGTGACATCAACAACGGTAACCATTACCGGCCCATAGGCGGTGACCAATGCAACGGACATTTAAGCTGACAGGCAAAACCACAGCAGATGGGACGCAGGTCATCGACATGGCTGGATATGAGCGGGTCAAGGCCAAACAGGTGCAGTTGACATCAGCATCAAGCTCCGCTGGGTCCGTGGCAGTTGCTATCCGGACCCCCGGGACCGAGGAGTACATGACCGTGGAAACGGTCAATATGGTAGCCGGCACGCTGGTTTTTCCGGTTGACTTCTACTGTGATGCGATGCGGTTCACGCCGACCAGCACCGACGCTGCCAAAGACTTTGATATCGCTGTTTTCTGTTTGCAGGGATAACCATGAGCATCAAAGATATATTGCAGACCGCCGCCGAGAATATCACCAGTCATGCCGGGGAGAGTGCGACTTACACCCCGGCATCTGGTGACCCGGTGACCTGCAATGTCATTTTGGCCCACGACGCCCTGATCCAGGCCGACGGATACGACATCAGCACCGCCACCCTGGGCACAACCATCCAGGCGCTTGTGTCCGATGTTGGAACGGTCAACCGTGGCGACACCTACACCGTGGACGGGACCATATACACGGTGCAGCGGATTGAGGCAAACGACGGCATCATGGTCACAGCGGTGGTGAAATGACAGCCGTACAAATCAATCAGGCGGATGTGGCAGCGGTCAGGAACCTGCTGGGGGATCTGGCGGACAAGTACAAGTCTGTTATGACCACATCCATCAACAAGACCTTGACCACGGCAAAGACTCAGGCAGCGGCCCGGGTTGGGAACAAAGTCAACTTAAAGTCGGCAAAAATCAAAGAATATTTGGCCGTAGAGAAAGCGAATTACAGCAAAATGTCTGGTCAATTATACGCGTTTGATTGGGCGAAATATCGAATTGGTTTGGTCAACTATGGCGCAAAACAAACCCTGAAAGGCGTGACAGTCAAGATATTGAGAGACAAGAGCCGGATTTTGATACCGCACGCATTCATTGCAGGGCGCGGATCAAAGGAGCATGTGTTCTGGCGGAAAAACCGGACCCCGGATAAAAATAAGTGGCCGTCAGGCAAAAAGATAAATGTCCGATGGGATGCAATTCCAAAAGATATGCGGCGGCCTCTATCCCGCAGAACCGGCCCATCCGTGGCCTACTGGTTTGGAAAACCGGACGTTTTCGAGCCGGTGAGCATCCAGGCCCAGCACGTCTATTTGATCAACGTGGAAAACAAGATCGATGAGATCATCCGGAGGCACCGTGGCTGATACCATCAGAGAACAGATTATTACCGCATACCTGGACCATATGGCAACATGGACCACGGCCCGGGGATACAATCACAATTGCGGGTCCACGGTGATCCGGGCGGGCGATTACGTCAATCCGGCGGATGTGCCCATGTGTGCCATGTATCCGAAGCCAGAGGAAGCCACACAGCAATACGGCCAGAACCATTGCGAGGCCATGTTCCGGGTTGAGGCCATGGCCGAAGTGGGCGAGACAAGCCCGTCCGTGATCCAGGAACAGCTTTTAGGCGACACCATCAAAATCATGACGGCCCCGCCCTATCTGTGTCTGACGTTTGCGGCGGCCGGCTACATCGATGCCGTGGCCGGGGATATCGGAAAGACCGTCGCCGGTGGATCGACCGGCGATACCGGTACCCTGATCCGGTACGACAACGACACCCGGAAATGGACCATCCTGCCGGATACGTCCGCCGATGCGTTCGACGCGGTTGAAGCCGTTACCATCTCCACTGGCACCGGTGCTGGAACAACTGCCCAGGAAGCAGAACAGACCCACATCACCCCCCTGGTCAACTCGATTGCATATGCAACCGGCGGACCAGCAGATATACCAAAAGGCGAGGACACCACCGTGGCTGTCTTTGCCGAGTTCAGAGTCAAATACAACACACTGGCGGGTGACCCGTACAGTCAAAACCCATAAAGAAAGGAACGAACAATGGCAGATCCCAGACTTGACTATGAGGCCGGGCAGACCGCTGTGGCATATACCGCATTATCGGATGCCGGCGACAACAAAACATTCAACAGCGCGGCGGAACTGTGGTCCAACCGGGCCGGGTACACGCCGTCGGTCCGACCCAATGGGGTGCTGACCGGACTGGCGGTGTCCGTGGCCGCTTCGGGGACCAACAACATGGTGGATGTGGCCGGCGGCACGGTATGGCTGGCCGGGGTGGAAACAACCATCACAGCGGCCACGGATGTGGCAATCACCCGTGCAATCACGCCCGATACTCACAACATCAACAGTATCACAATTACCGCTGCCGGGGCAGTGGCTGTGGTGGCCGGTACTGACGGCACCGCTTTTTCCACAACCCGGGGTGCTGCAGGTGGCCCTCCATACATTGATAATGATGCCATCGAGATTGCCCAGGTCAAGCTGACCGCCTTTGGTGTGGCTGTTGTAACAGCATCTGAAATCATCCAGGTGCCCGGCAGTTCCAGGGAAATGGCCATGTTCCCGGTGTGGGAAGAAGAGCGCATTCGCGTGACCGCAGGCGTCCAGGGCTATGCCGGGGTTGACTTTGCTTCCGAGCTTCAAGCGATCCACAGCGAAGATGCCGGTACCACTGTGGCAACCAAGCTGGTGTATGCCAGCTATTACACTCCGAGCTTCGCACAGGTCCCGAAAGCGGCTGATTTTGTCCGGCCCGCAAACAGCTATTCCGTGTCTTCTACGGAATATTACGGTGGGGCCATGGGCACCCGGTCCCAGAGTATCGGGCAGGGGTCTTTCACAGCCTATACCAGCACCCTGAATGAGGGGTTCATGCAGTTTGAGGGGGAGGAGCTGTGGTTCAAGTTTCGGAATGACCGGTTGCTGACCACGCCTTGCATTTATGCCCAGGGGGTCCTTGGCATTGCCGAGACATTCCCGGCTGACGGAACCATTGAAATCAGCGCCACCATTTCGGCACAGAACCAGGGCGAGAGGGTTCTGTCCTGATGGGCTTTGATGCGGAAAAATTCCTGAATACCAAGATGCAGCCCCGGACAGCGGATGTGCCGGTGCCGGGGCTGGTATCCTGGTTTGGCGAAGGGGAAAAGCCGGTGTGGAAGGTGCGGGGAATCTCCGGGCAGGAGCTGGGGCAGGCAAAGCAGGCGGTTGAAAGCCGGAAAGACATCGCGGCCCTGGTGGCCGGTATTGTCGGCGGTCAGTCGGCAGAAAAAGCGGCAGCGGCAAAAAAAATCATGAACATCGATGACACCGTGCCGTCCAATGTTGCCCTGAACATCCACCTGGTGAAACTGGGGTCAGTCGAACCGGCAGCAGACGAAGACCTGGCCGTCAAGATCTGCACCTGCTGCCCGGTTGAGTTCCAGCAGATTGCAAAGAAAATCCTGGAGCTGACCGGCCAGGGGCATGAGCCGGGAAAAGCCTAAGCCTCTGGCATGACCCCGGTGTCAGGGGCGCTTTGGCGCTATGTTTTGAGCGCAACCGGTTCCTGTATGAAGCCCGGCCTGATCTTTTCCCGCATGGGTATTTGACCAACACTGAAATGGAGCTGTGGGGCATGTATTACGATCATTTGAAAAAGAAACGTCAATCTGTGAGGGGCCGTGGCTGATCTGAAAAAAACAATAGAGATTGTGTTTGGTGCGGTGGACGATATCACCCCCACGGTCAAGTCAATTCAGGGCACGCTTGGAGCCATTGGTGAAGGTGCTGAAGATATAGCTGCGCCCTGGGCAAAGGTGGCTGACAATATCTTGAAAGTTGACGCTGCCTTGGCCGCAATGGCAGCCGGTGGTGTTGCATACTCAATCATAAAGTTTGCTGAATTTGAAGATGTCATGTTGAAAGTCAAAGGCATCTTGCAGGCAAACGAAGAAGAGTATGAAGCCCTTAACGCTGTAACAAGAGAGCTTGGCGCAACGACCAGATACACAGCGACAGAAGCCGCCCAGGGGCTTGAGTTTCTTGCCCTGGCAGGCTTTTCAACCACAGAGGCCATTGAGGCAATTCCTGAAGTATTGAATTTGGCCCAGGCAGCCGCCATCGATCTGGGTACGGCAGCGGATATTGTGACCAACATCATGGCCGGATATGGCATTGAAGTTGAAAACCTTTCAAAATCAAATGATGTCCTGACGGCCACATTCACCAATTCAAATACAGATCTTCAACAATTAGGCGATGCCTTCAAGTATGTCGGCCCTGTGGCCAAATCGCTGGGCCTGGATCTTGAGGAAACGGCCTCAATTCTGGGTGTTTTGGGCAATGCTGGATATCAGGCCCAGATGGGCGGCACAGCACTTAGAAACATTCTTGTGGCGCTCGTTGCCCCTGCCGGCAACATGGGCAAGATGATGAAGGAGCTGGGCGTTGATACAGCAGAATTCGGCATTGATTTGTCTGATTCAAAAAACGCTTTGAGATCCCTGGGTGTCGAGGTCAAAGATTCCGAAGGGAATCTCAAGCCGTTCGTTGATATCATGGATCAGATGAAGGCCGGGCTTGATAAGATACCGGACTCTGCCGACAGGACCGCAGTTTTGATTGAAATCTTTGGCAAGCGGGGCGGGCCACAGATGGCAGCGCTGCTTGAACAGGGATCTGGTGCTGTTCTGGATCTTGAGACAAAAATAAGAAGTCTGGGCGGCATCACCGGAGATATTGCAGAACAAATGGAATCCGGCATGGGTGGCGCGTTGAGGGCTATGAAAAGCGCGTTTGACGAAGTAGCAATCAGTATCGGTGAAAAAATGTCTGATGCGCTGGAAGAATCGATCGATGGTGTTATTGCCATTGAAAGGGTTTTTGGCGAAATAATCAAGTCAGACACGTTTGATCCGGTGTTTTCCGCCATCAATGATTTTGCAGACGAGCTGGGAAAAAATCTGCAAACTATTGCAGGCAATCTTCCGGAAGCATTCAAAGGGGTTGAGTTTGATGATTTGATCAGATCCATTGGTAATGTTGGTGATTCGCTGGAAAGCCTTTTTGATGATGTCGATCTGGGGACACCTGAACGGTTGAGGGAGGTCATTCAGTTTGTCGTTGACTCTCTCACCAGCCTGGCGGATGTCACTGCCGGCATGGTTGATTTTTTCAAACCCATTACACAATCCATGGCTGGCGGAATCGAAAGTTTCAATGAAATGGATGTGGCAGCCAAAGAATCTTCTGGTGAACTGATCGGTCTGGCAAAATCCATCGTGGATCTTGGTGCCAACATGACGGCAGCAATATTGCTCATAGGGGGTGCAGCGGATAAACTGGCTGTTCCGTTTGAGATAGCAATAAATACGGTTTCAGGGGCGTTTGATATTGTCAATGTGGTTTGGCAAACTGCCAAGCTGACGTTTTTAAATATCCTTGATGATCTTTTAGCAGCGAGTCAGGTTTTTTCAAACACGCTTTTATTCGGGGCGTTTGGCGATGACATCGAAGCCAACAGGCAAGCCCTTGCTGGTATGATCAGTGATATTGAAAATAACCTGATCGGCACAACAGAAAAGGCAATTCAAAAGCTGACCGGCATTAAAGTTGATGTTGATTCATCTGATGCGGTCAAAGAGATAGAAACCGTCGTCGTTGCCGCCGGCACCGTGCCGGATGAAAAAAGTTTGAGACTTCAGGCTATTGCAGACATTGAAAAGGCAGACGAGGAAATCACCGCTTTTTGGGAGGATTTTCTTGCACTCCCGGATGAAAAAGACGTCGCGGTCAATGTTGATGCAGACACGGCAGAGGTGGACCGCGCCAAAGAAGAACTGACCTGGTTTGACGAAAACGGCACCCAGCATTCCATTGAAATTGATGTTGAAAAAGATCAGGTCACGGATGTTGAAAAACAGATCGATGATATCCCGACAGAAAAAATGCTGGAAATAAAGCTCCAGGGCGACATTGACACGCAGATTGCCGCTATTGAAGCCCAGGCGGAAACCGCCCAGGCGGCTTTTCAGTACACGGCTGAGGTTGATATCGCTCAGGCCCAGGCCAATGCGGATATTTTGATGGCAGCGTATGATGCAGCCAGCCAGTCTGTTGAGGCCACGGCAGATGCCACGGCCTCTATGTTTGGAGACCTTGCATCCAACATGTCTGAGTTATCTCAGTTCGATAAATGGAGCTTGCAGGGAATGGTGGAAGATCAAATAGCCATGCAGGAAAAAGCCCTGGAGTCCCAGATCAAATTGAACGAGGCCCAGGCAGCAAACATCGAAGCAAAAACAGCAGCCATGGAGCGTGGAGACGCCATGATCAACATTACTTCAGACGGCTTAGAGCCTGCCTTAGAAATGATTTTATGGCAAGTCATTGAAAAGGTACAGATAAGAGCCAATGAAGAATCGGCAGACTTTTTACTGGGATTGAATTCATGATCGGTATATCGACATTGACACAGAACAGCTCCGGCCACCTGGTCATCCATGAAAAGAAATCTTCAACACTGAATGACATGCCCGCCCGGGTGTCACGGACAAAGACCCTGGACGGCGGGGTGTATATCAATCACTCCGGGGTGGCGGACGGAGATAGGACATTGAACGTGATTGCCCGGTTGTCAGAAACCGACCGGGCCAGGCTGTTGAACATCCACAAAACAGAAACATTTGTCCGCGTGGCCACCCCTGACGGGGTATTCCAGGCGGCGATATCCAGTGT